CTGGACGGCCACTTCAACCCCAGCCCTCGCTTACGGGTTGCCGGCCGTGATGGTGTAGCTGGTCACGGTGATCGACTGCAACGCCGACCAGATGACCGAGTTGAAGTTGATGTCGGAGGCGGCGGTCCCGACCGTCCCGTCCACGCAGCAGGTCGCCGTCGAGTCGACGAAGCGGTGCCAGGTGGCGGTGCCCGCGTTGTTCGCGCTCGCGTCGGTCAGGGCCGGGGTGTTGTCGAAGGTCAGTACCTGGGCCGAGACGACCCCGCAAGGGTCCGAGAGGGTGATCTCGGCAAGCAGCGTCGTCGCCGTGCCGCAGGTCGCCGGCTGCGAGCCGTCGTAGATCCGCAGCAGGCCGGCCCCCGCACCACCATCGATCGCGGTCACGACCTGGGTCAGGCGGTTGTCGCGGATGGTCGTAGAGTAGCGCAGGGCCATCAGGAAGGGCCGCGCGAGCCAGCGCGCCAGCTCCGCCATGACATCCCAGACCATCCCGGCGGGGCCGAGGGCCATCGCGTGCCCGCCCTGGAGCTTGGGCACTTCCTTGATCTCGTAGCCGGGCATCTTGGAGAGGACCCAGCTCTGGGCGGCGGTGTCGGCCGCATCGCGCAGCGCCTGGTCCAGGGCCTCGAGGCGGGCCACTGCGTCGACCTTCCCCTGCCCGCGGGCGATCTCCTCCTTGGTCATGCCGTCGGTGCGCCCCTGGACGCCGACCTCGCCATCGATCGCGGACCGCTTGGCCGTAGGGAGGTCGGAGGCGATGACGGCCCCCACCGTCTCCTCGAGGGTGTAGCGCGGCTTGGGGTGGGCCTCGTAGACCGCGGCGCACGCGGCGCGCCATGCGTCCTGCAGGGAGCGGACGTGCGCCTGCTCCGCAGGGGCCATGGCAAGGTAGGCCTCTTGGGTCGTGGGGACGGGCGCCGGGTAGACCGGGTGGGGGACGTCGCTCGGCCATGCCTGGAGCTTCTTCCCCCTCCACTCGTAGTAGGCCGGCTCGCCCCACTTCGAGATCTCGGCCGACCAGCGATACCCATCTTCCGGGCCGCCGGAGACGACGATATGCCAGTGCGCCGAATACTTCGAGCGCGGGTAGTCTTTGACGTCGATCAGGCTGACCTTGCGTGCGGGGGTGCTCATTCTCGCGCTCCTTCGGTTGCGATCGGCGCTCCGCCGACGCTGACGATCCTACCATTCTGGTCGGTCTGGACAGGGATTCTCCCCTGGCCCTCCACGTCCACGGCGATGGTCTTGCCGTTGTTGTCGCGGACGAACGTCCGCCTCGCCTTGAGGAACTTCATCACCCCGGCAATCTCCGCGGCGACATCGTCCACCATCTTGATCGTCTCCGGGTCGAGCGCGCCAGAGGCCTTGAGGGTGTCGACGGCCTCCTCGACGTCGGCCGGCTCGCTGCCCGCCTCGGCCCCCTTGGTGACGATGTCCAGGAGCTTGGTCGTGATCACCTCGCGCAGCTTCGCCTGCTGCTTCATGTACTCGAGGTCCTCGGTGGACGCGCGCTCCTTCTCCGAGGAGTCGTAGGCGCCCTTGGCCTCCTGGATGGCCTCGCGGGCGCGCTCGCGCTCCTCCTCGACCAGGCGCTTGCACTCCTCCTGGCTCTGCCTGATCGCATCCTCCGCGGCGCGCTGCGCCTCGGCAATCGCGGCGTCGTACTCGGCCTGGCGCTGCTGCTCCTGGACCTTGTCCTCGACCTCCTTCTGCTGGAGGGCCGCCTCGAGCTGCTGGACCTGGCCCACGGCGTCCTGGTAGGCCTGCTCCATCTGTTGGACCTGCTCGGGCGGCACCCCCTGCTGCGCGATCCCAGAGAGGCCCTGGACCTGTCCGGTCGGGTCGTTCGACTTGGCGAACGGGAGGAACTTCTCGACGTCGATCTTCTCGTCGAAGCGCAGGAGAGTCTCCTTGGCAATCTCGACCAGCGAGTCGGCGATCGGGGTCTGGCCCGCCTGCAGGAGCTGGCTGATGGTCATCACCAGCTCCTTCAGCTCCGGGAGGAGGGCGAGCCACTGCTCGCGGTCCTTGTTCTTGTTCGGCTTGCCCGTCGAGCCGGACCTCACCTCGATCCGGCACATATTGTAGACGTCATCCTTCGCCATCCGCGGCCAGACCGCCTGCGGCCCGGCGATGCGGATCACCTGGGCCTCGGTCAGCTCGAGCAGCAGGACCTGCATGGCGAAGTCGGCCATCTCGGTGATGGAGTCCTCGTTCGCGTCGAGCATCTCGTTGGTCCGGCTCATCATCCCCTCTTTCATAATCTCCGCCTCGGTGGCGGTCTTGGGGTCGATGAGGTTGGAGCGCGAGGCGTCCGAGACCCCGGAGACGAGGTCGATGTCGTTCCTGATCAGGGTGACGTCGTAGACGGCTGGGTCCAGCACGGCGTTGGGGATAAACCCCAGGTCGTTCGAGATGGGCTGGCCTGGTGTTCCTTCCACTGCAAGGATGTCCAGTGGCTTGCGGGTCCTGATCCTCTGGACGTCCTCCTCGGAGAGGCTCCCGCCCTTGCGAACGACGCGCACCGGCATGGAGTCCGCGCGGTGCTCGGCGTACTGGGTGCGCGTGGCGTTGTACTCGTCCTGCAGCTCGAGGATGAGGTCGACCAGGCTCATCGGGATCGGCGAGCCGTCGGTCGGGAAGAAGGCCAGCCCGAAGAACGGGTACCACCGCCGGCCCAGGCGCGTGGGCTGGTAAGGGGCGCGGCAGAATCGCTTGTACCCGTCGGAGATGGTGTAGACCGTGTTCGAGCTGCGGTTCCAGATCTCGTGGACCTTGACGAACTTCTGCGTCTCGTCACTGCCAGCGCCCCGGCGCTCGTCGTCGCGGTCGAGGTAGAGGGTCGGGTTCCCCCCGTCGACGTCCTTGTCGCCACGGGGCCGGCTGATGTCGGTGTCGAAGGCGGTGTCGAACCCCTCGGGGGTCATCCAGACGACGTGGTCGATCGCGGTCGCGTACTCGTACTCCTCGAAGTCGGTGATCGTCGGGTCCAGGATGATCAGGTCCTCGACGCGGATCCGGTCCAGCACCAGGCCCTCGGAGAGCGGGACCTCGACCTGCTGACTGAGGGCGGCGAGCTGGGCCTGCAGCTCACCGCGCTTGGCGTCCGAGGTGTCATCGCCATCGGAGATCCCGCGACGGAGCATATCGAGCCGGGAGATGTTCTCCTGGACGTCGTTCAGGCGGTAGCGCAGGAGCGGGTCCTGGTTGTAGTCGCGCTGGTAGATGAGCTTGAGCCAGCCGATCTTTGAGGTGAAGGCGGAGCGGATGGCGGCCTTCATCCGTTTCTTCAGCCTGCCGCGCCTCACGAACTCCTCGCGCAGGACTATCTCGGCGGTCTTGCTGAAGCCCCTGAAGACCTCGTAGATGTCGGGGGTGACGGCGTCGGTCAGGGTGACCGCGATGTCGGGGTCCTTGGCGTAGACGTAGGGGATGAGGGTCGCCATGGTGGCGTAGATCAGGTTGGTCCTGACCAGGCCCCGGGCCCCGTCGTCGTGCATCTTGCCCTCGGCGTAGAGGCGCGACCGCCTCACCGAGTCGCACAGCTTTTTGTGCGGGACCTCGCGGCGCTTGATCTCCCGCGTCCAGTGCTCGATGACCGCCTTCTCCTCCGCGGAGACCTGGCGGTCGGCCTTTGCCGTGTCCTCGAACATCGCGCCTCGATGTAAAGCGGGGGGCATGGAGCCCCCCGTACTGCCTCAGCTACGCGCTACGGGTGTTAGTGCGGCGCGATCAGGTTCACCGCCCCGGCGCCCGTGGAGGCCGAGCCCGTGACCCTCATGTACCGCTTGAGGGTGATCTCACGCACCAGGCCCGCCTCGGCCGTCTCCTCGTCGGTGATGGTCGCGAAGGTCGTCCCGTCGTCCGAGCCCTCGATGAGGAGCCCGCCCGCGGTCCACAGCCCGCCGAACTGGACGTAGGCCTGGCGGCCCGCCATGAACGGGGTGCGGTCGCAGATGACCGAGACGGCAGCGGTGCCGGCGAAGGCGCCGTTGCCCGAAGAGCCCACGAGCTGGGCGGTGGTGGCGGTGACCCCCGCGAGGGTCCAGTCGCCGTTCATGTTGGTCAGCGTGGTGACCCCCGTGATCCGGATCCGGTCGCCGGCCTGCAGGCCGTGCCCGGCGCCGATGGTGGCGACGATCGGCTTGGCGTTGCTCCCGCTCGAGATGGTGATGCCCCGGGCAGAGCCGGTGGCCGGCTTGCCGAGTGACTGTACGCGCTTGCCCATGACGATTCTCCTACGGCAGAGTTCAGCCCTGCCAGCCCCCCCGAGCGACGCCTTGCCGAGGAAAGGGCCTCCGCCGCGGACTTTAGCGCCTAAATCATCAGGCCGGCAAGCGCCCCATGGCCTGGATCCCGGACAGGTCGATCCTTGGGGCGCGGATCAGGACGCGCGCAGGGTTGCCCACGACCGTCGCGCCGGGCGGGACGTCCTTGGTGACGACTGCCCCGGCCCCGACCATGGCCCCCTTGCCGATCTTGACCCCGCCCAGGATCACCGCACCGCCGCCGATCGAGCAGTCGTCCTCGAGGACCGGCGGGTTGGGCACGAAGGTGGGGTTCTTCACCACCGGGTGATTGTCGTTGCACATGACGACGTAGTGCCCGACGAAGACCCGATTCCCGATGTAGGTCCCCGCGGTGACGTGGGCCCGGTCCTGCATCCG